ACATACGTTGCTAAATCGGACGTACCAACAGGTACAGCAACAACAAACACAACATACTGGCAGAAGGTTGCACAGAAAGGCACCAACGGAACCAACGGTTCTGACGGGGCTACAGGCCCACAGGGTGCCACAGGTTCAACTGGTGCTACAGGTGCGGCAGGTCCACAGGGTCCACAAGGGAATACAGGCCCTCAGGGTGCTACGGGTGGAACTGGCCCAACAGGTGCGGCTGGACCAACAGGCCCCGCTGGAGCTACAGGTCCGACAGGTGCCACAGGCGCAACTGGCGCTGCTCCCGACCATGCTTGGTCTAGCTATTCCCTAAGATTTAAGAATGCCGATGGCACATGGGGAAGCTATACAAACCTACGAGGTGCTACTGGCGCTCAAGGGGCGGCTGGAGCCACAGGTTCTCAAGGACCACAAGGTAATACTGGTGCTCAAGGCGCTCAAGGGGCCACAGGCCCAGCGGGTGATGATGGTGCTACTGGGCCTCAAGGGCCTACAGGTTCTACAGGCCCCACTGGTGCTACGGGTCCACAAGGTCCAGCGGGTGACGATGGCTCCGATGGAGCAACGGGGCCTCAGGGTCCAACAGGTTCGACAGGCCCTACTGGCCCGACAGGTTCTACGGGTTCTACAGGGCCTACTGGTCCGACAGGCGCAGCACCAGAACATGCTTGGAGTAGTACAAGTCTTCGTTTCAAGAACCCTAACGGAACATGGGGTAGCTACACAGATTTAGTGGGTGCTACTGGCGCAACTGGTTCAACAGGCCCTACAGGTTCTACAGGTTCGCAAGGCCCACAAGGTAACACTGGCCCAACTGGAGCTACAGGCCCTGCGGGTTCAACAGGAGCTACTGGTTCAACAGGCCCCTCTCCAGAACATGGTTGGTCTGGCTATAGCCTTCGCTTTAAGAACCCCAACGGTACTTGGGGAAGCTATGTAAACCTTCGCGGTGCTACAGGTGCTACTGGTCCTCAAGGCTCAACAGGCCCACAGGGTCCAACTGGTAACACTGGTGCAACTGGTGGAACTGGACCTCAGGGTATTCAAGGACCAACAGGTGATGAAGGCCCAACAGGACCGCAAGGTGCTACTGGTCCACAAGGGGCGCAAGGCCCTCAGGGTAACACTGGTAGTACAGGTGCAGCGGGGCCTACAGGGTCGCAAGGTGCAACTGGTAATACTGGCCCTCAGGGTGCCACTGGACCTTCTGGTAACCCATTCGGTGGTGGTACGTTTACTGGGAATGTAAGTTTTGGAAACAACTCCATTACAGACGTTCAGAACATTACTGTTGATGATTCAATAATTTCAACTGGTGATACCAATACCTACATGCAGTTTCACTCAGGTGACCAATTTCGGGTAGTAGCTGGTGGTAATGAGAGCCTAGAGGTTCGCAGCGGTGTTGTTAATGTTGACAGCCTTGAAATTCAGGGAACTGATGTCATTAGTTCAGGTAGGCAATTACAGAATATTGCGAGCTTAGACAGCACCACAACATCAACTTTGCAAGGCGCTGGTCTGGGTGGGATCGGTTTCACCTCTGGCACAAATTTATATTATGACAACGATTTTACTTCTTCAGATCAATATGTGTTCCCAACCGGCGAGGGTGAATACTTGGCACTGCTTGGAAATGACAGAAGTGGTAGCTCAAATTGGTATATTTACTTGCAGTATACTAGCTCCAGCAGAATACGGGGCGGTTGGTACGCTGGTTCTCAGCTTAATGGATATTGGGAAAACGGGGTAAATAAATGGCGTCAACAGAGGCGACAAGACAACGTATCTATCTATCAAAGCGGAAACACAATCGCAACATTCCAAGCTAGTTATACAAAATTTGTCGTTATGCGGCTTTCTTTAGGCTCTGGTAGCGATGAGGTTAAATTCTGGACACAAAGTAACCAATCTGGCGGCAACCTTTCTGTGATAGGAATTTCTTAATGTTTATTACTTATTATACCGACACGGGTAGAGTTAAAGGTTTCTCGCAAGCAGAGGAAGGTGCAATAGCGAGCGCCAGAGCATCAAACGTAAATTACATTTCTGCACCTGATAATTTTGATGGTGATACTGGCTCTTGGAAAGTTGAAAATGGGGCGTTGGTTGCATACGATAATTCAACTGAGGTTGCAGAGGCTAACGCTAAAGGCCACCGCGCTGATCTTTTAGAAATGACAGATTGGTGGGCTGTCTCAGACCGCACAATGACATCTGAGCAAACAGCTTATCGTCAGGCTTTGCGTGATATTACCACCCATGCGAATTGGCCTAATTTGGCTGATAGCGATTGGCCGACTAAACCTAATTAAAATTTTAAGAAAGATTTTATCATGAGCATTACACTCGACAATTTAGATCAATATGGGATTGGGCATAACTTCAGTGACACCCTGTACCCACAAGACTTTGAACTCATTGTCTATGGCAATGATAGCGAAGACCAATTCACCCGCGAAGACCCAGAAGTATCTGGTGGTACTGTCGCATGGTGGAAAGAACCCAGCTATGACCGCTGGTGGAAAGTAGGGCCTAAAGGCACCCGCGATTGATGTCAGACGGGGATAGCTGGCACTTAAGTAAAACCGTTCCCCTCACCCTAATCTTCGGACTTATTACACAAGGCGCAGCGATTGTCTGGGTTGTCAGCATGATGATGTCTGACATTGACAGAAACGCTGCGGCCATCCGCTCAATGGATGGTCGGGTAGATAAGATTGAAGACATGGTGCAAGCGCAAGCCATCGCAATGGCGCGCATTGATGAGAACATCAAAGCTATCCGTGGGGCTGTCGAACAGATGGCCTCACGCAAATAATCAGGATATTCCAAATGAGCATTATAAACGCTCTGGTCGGGCCAGTCGCTGGGCTGCTCGACCAATTTATTGAAGACAAAGACCAGAAGGCCCGATTGGCGCATGACATTGCTACCATGAGCGAAAAGCACATGAGCGAAGCAATGATTAAAAACGCTGATGCAAACATTGCTCAAAGTAAGCACGGGTCACTTTTCGTGGCTGGCGCAAGACCCGCAATCATGTGGATTTGCGCGTTGGGGCTACTCACACAGTTTTTTTTGATGCCGATAGCGGAATGGGCGGTCGTTATATGGATGCCCGATACCGTTCTACCAAAGCTAAATACTGGCGAATTGATGACGCTGACGTTGTCACTGTTGGGTCTTGGCGGGTTAAGGAGCTTTGAGAAATCCAAAGGCATCGCTAGGGATACAATGAAATGACAGAACACGATTTATTAGCCAAGCTACACACGGTCTTGGCAGAACAGCTTTTGGAGCGCGTAACGGACCCAGAAGCTAAATCAGCCGACCTCAATGTGGCGCGACAGTTTTTGAAAGATAACGGGATAGAAGCACTGGCGACTAAGGGGTCACCTTTAGCTGACCTTGTGAATACTCTGCCTGACTTTACCGATGAAGATGCTGATTTGACTGAGATGCAGAGGCACTAATCAAAGTTGTATCCCTTGGCGATGCAGTATTTTTTGAGAGCGGAAATTAACATAATTGCTGCTGGCATATTTTCTTGATTTGAATGCTTCCAAAATGAAGAATTGTATTCTTCAACCACTAAATCATGTAATTGAACCAGTGAAGTTCGCGTTTCGTTAAAGCATTCATAAAGAACTTGCTCTGATGGGCTAGGATTCATCATTAAGCCTTCAAACGCGCCCAACAGATGTATCATCTGGTCAGTTTCATTATACCTCATCCACACTTTTTTATTAAAAGCGTCAGCTTGTGGTGCAAGCGTAATAAAAAATAAAAGCAGTAAGGCGCGCATCACGTTACTAATCCTCTTCATTAGAATTTCTGTGTGCCAGCACGGCATGTACCATACAACATAAGCAAAGAATTTTTATCATCAGGAAATTCAGCATATTGGGTAAACTCTCCTGTCATTCGATCAATCTTCAAATATCCTTTTGGCGTCTGCCTATCCTCTGAAAGCCAAGATGGTCTTCTGCATTCGTCAAACCAGATCAGGCTTGGAGAGTACTCCGCAATAGTATTGTAAGAACAAAGGCCGCCACCGCCTCGACCAATAGATCCAGATATGGCATTTTGGTACTGATCTTCTTCAATTGTCACAGTGAATGAAGACTGTGCTAATTCGATATAACCATCTTTCAAATCGTATGAATGCGTGTAGGTGCAAACAATATTATTTTCTTTTCCATGCAGCAGCGTTGCTGAAAAAGAAAAAATTACAAAAATTAAAAGCCTCATTACAACTTACCTCTCAATACAAGACAACGATTACGGATAATCATGTTCAATGCAACAACTTCGCTTGGCTTACCCATAGCCAGCGACCCTCTCAGCGATTTCAGAAAGTTTCTGTTCGTCTGTTGGCAACATCTAAATCTACCCGCCCCCACTCCCGTCCAATATGACATCGCAAAGCACCTACAAAACGGTGAGAAGCGAATGATAATTGAGGCGTTTCGTGGGGTAGGTAAAAGCT